CGCACCCGCTGTACCATGATTTGATTTATGGATATTTGCAATCAATTTCCCTTTTAGATAAAGATGGAAATAGATATGTAAAAGCAGGGGATGCGTCTCGCGCAAAGATTAGTAGCGCGTTGGGCATATCCTCACCTACTGTGAAGAAGTATTTTGAGGGTATGCAATGTATGTATTTGATTGGGCCCAAGGAGAATGGAAAGTACCTTTTGAATTTTATCGCAGAGGAATATGGATATTTAGTTCCTTTAAATATTTTGGAGAGGATAATTGGATTAAAGAAAATAAGGTTATTAAGTATGTATATTTGGTTTTCAATGATGAGTTATGATAATTCTACTGTTTATTATAGTATGAATGGAGTTAAGAAGTTTGTCGGGCTTTCAACTAATACTGCGGATAATGGGCATTTGGTGAAAGAGGGTTTGGATGATTTGCAAAGTTTAGGCCTGTTGCGGCATAGTGAAGTTACAGTAATGGAGGATGGTAGATATAAAACAAAGAAGATGGTGCGCGACGTGAAGAATGAGTAGGAAAAGTTGAAAAAAAAAGTAGGTAAACTTAAAAGAAAATGCAAAGTTGGAAAAAACCCAAAAGCTTAATAATAGTAGTTATTTTGAATCAATTTTCCGAAGTTCGGGCTTCGCCCTCTCTTCTCCAAATAGATTCAAAATAACGCAAGACCGTTTGCTACGAAGGGAGTGGGAGCATGGATAAGGTGGAAATGAGGATTATGAAGATTCATGAAGCGTTGAGGTTAACAGATGATAGGTTGAACATGCATGGGTTTAAGTATTTTGCGGTGTGGTACGAGAGTATGGTTAAGATTATCTTGACAAACTAAAAATAATATGATATAATGGATATATAAAGAAATCAGAGATATGTCTCTGTTTAGATAGTAGAATATTTAGAGAATAGGATAAGACACATGAGAGAGAAGAATGAAGATTCATTTGCGGTGGTTTTGTATGCCCTGGCCGCAATTGTAGGCTCATTTGCTCTTGTTGTATTTTATTGGATGTGGACTCTTGTTTTTGAAGAGTGGATTGCGGTTAACCAAGTTGTGTTTCTTTGGGGGATTCGATGACAGACTCAGAATTTCTTTTGTGGGTTGCGGAGGGAGCCCAAGGGTATGGTTATCAAGCTGACAGGCTGAAAAAGATAGCGAAAAAACTCGCAGAGTCGGAGGCTCCTCGGCCGCAAGTAGTGGTGAATAAAGAATATTTCGAGAGAGTTAGGAAGATATGAGGGAAGTCTTTGGACTTGCTCTTGTGGGTGAAATTGTCAAAATTGTTAAAATTGTCGTAGTGTGGAGTTGAATTGTCATAGTGTGGAGCCCTAGACTATAGTGGCCTATCTCTTGGTTTTGTCGTTTTCGTTTCCGTTATTAAGGAGAAGATATGCAACAAGATGTATTTATAGAGGTAACTAACGCTGAAACTGGATGTCGTCTCTTGTTACGTCTTAAAGACATTGAGTGGGTAGAAGAAACTGTTGTTCCCAATGTGATTGTCCTTCATACTGTATATAATGACGTGAAAATAATGTCCACTTTTGAACATTTTACCACTCTAATCAATGAGATAAGGAGCGTTCTATCATGAAGGTAGCTATCAACTCTTGTTATGGCGGCTTTGGTTTGTCAGAAGCGGCCTATCACGCGTTGGGTTTGGAATGGGATGGATATGGCTATGAATATAGCAATTATGAGCGGCGGACAGACCTTCGATTGATTGAGGTCATTGAGGCTCTTGGGGAGAAGGCCAGCGGAGAGTACTCTAAGGTTAAGATTGTAGAGATTCCTGATGATGTTGATTGGAATATTGAAGAGTATGATGGCATGGAGTGGGTTGCGGAAGCCCATCGTACTTGGGAATGACGTCGCTTCGCGCCGCCTGAAGACCTGCGCACTCCATCACGGTAGAGTGATAGAGTTTCCGCATAAAACTACATAATTGCACAATAAAATGGATAAAACTTAATGTTTTATTCATTTTTTTAACCTATTACTGTAAAATTTTCCCATATATAAACAAAAAGATTGGCTTTATAAGCCAATTCGCTGGGATATGAATGAAGATGAGTAAGGAAAGGGGTAATTTCGTCTTGGGAATCGGCAATTAGATAACGAATTGAGGGATATTTTGGAAACGCAGAGAGATTAGATAAAAAGATTTCATTTGACAGCGAGGGTTTTTTGTGATAAAATTTCGAGGGCTAGACCGAGATGTTCGAATCATCTCGGTCAGGAGAAGGAGTTTCTTGTCGACACTATACCAACAGGTTGTACTTCAGCTGGAATGATCGCTTGCTCATTTGCTCATTCTGGCTTTTCAGATTTTCCTTCCTTGTTGTTTTACACGGTTCGTATCCTTCCCGCAACCTTTCTCTTTTTGCCCGTGAGAGTTATGTCACAACCTCCCTTAGTCTCCATAATCTCAGACTTCACGCAAAGCCCGATAGGAGAGGGTACTGGGAGTTTTTCCTTTTCTCGCATACCTTATTATATCATGAATTGATTCGTTTGTCAAGTGGGGGAATGCGGCGACCGAGCTTCAAAGATTTCAGAGCCTGGCGACCGCAACGGAAATCGCGCAAAACGAAAAGCCCCCGGAGGGGCTTTCGCTAGCTAGGTTTAGTAACTCCATGTATGTTCTAAACCAGACTCAGGGCCGTTGTTTAATGTAGGTCATGACTCCTACCCAGAGGGGACACATTTATATCGGTCGTCACCCGATAACCCATTTGCCTTTCGCTGATAGGGCAGTCCAACTTCTTTATCGTCTTGGGGCTACCAAAAAGACGGGTTTCTCTTTGACCTGACTTTGTGACCAGGTTGCAACCTTCCAGCGGCTGGCGATGTGACAGTAACAGCTACGAATACCGACAAGAGGAGCTTATCTCTCTTTTCTACCAGCGGGGCTAGCAAAGAGATTCCATGCCTTGTGGGCCTTCAGCCGCACATACTCACCAGCATGGTAGGTGGATAGCAGTTTAGGTATCAACCTTCGTCTGCCCCTGCTCTGGACGTAGTGACTTCTAACTTGTAGACGTTGCAGAGTTTTTCACACCTGCATCACCAGCTTAAAGCTAGCACCTTTATTGGACGAAACGCTACATAGTTAGTTTGTAGGCCTTCCCTCGCACTCCTACTCGGCAGCTCCTTATGTCACCGTCGCTGCGTCTCCATTTTCTCCCGCAATCTTATTTATTCTGGCTGATGTTGCGTATAGCGCACAGCCTTGGGAGAGCGTGTCCCCGTTCGCTTTAACGAAGTCGATGGGTCAACTCCGGCCTTTCGGCATATTTACACGCATTTGCAACTATCGCCCATCCATTGTTGCGCCCAGGCCCCCGTATTCTCGCTCGTCCTGGTCCCTAGTGGCTGCGGTTAGGCAAGTTTAACTACATCGACCGCATTTAACGCTGGTATCGTTCCTACCGCGCACCGTCCCCAGCAGCCAAGGCTCATAATATGGCTATTCGTCCAAGCTGGAGATTTAATCCTAAAGAATAGCTGGGGCGCTTTGTTAACTACCCTTTCAGCTCAACGACATTACTAGGTGGGATTTTTCTCCTAGCACTATCCTTTAGGTTCTTCCAAGGAAGAAAACTTATGTGTTTTTCAACTTTCTATATATATAGTATATCATTTTTTTGTGAGTTTGTCAAGGAGAATCTTTTTAACTAGTCCGTTTCTAGCCTGACGCTCTCGTCGAAATTAATCCAGGCGTAATCCCACCAGTTAATTGCGCGAGTCCAGCATATCGTTGCGGCGGTCTGGTCTTTGCGATTGAGCCAAAAGTGTGTCCAGTAGCGCCAGTAGCGGAATAGAACCTTAGCCTTCCAGATACTTAGCCTTCGCCGCGCCATCATTACTCCATCGCCTCCTTTTGAGACGCAAGAGCAAAAACTACTGTGTCAACAAGTTCTACTGGAATCGCAATGTTCTTGTTATACTTGCCCATTCGAGTAAGGGAGACATACTTATTTCCCTTTTGGTCAGTCCAGGTTCCTACCGAAAGGTTCTTCTCCTTCATGGCAACTAGTGCTTCAAGGCTGGTCATGATTAATCCCCATCCCCTTTGAAATCTCGATAGGCCTGTTTGACAACTTTATATGGACGAGACAGTCGTGAGCAAAAATAGAACACTCTCGTTGCTCCAAAGTAAAGGCTTGTGTAAAAATGGTCTGGAGCATATTTGCGACGAGGGTATCCATCCATTACGTTGTAGTAAGCATAATCTGATTTTGCTTTTCGACTCCAGTTTTCCGTGTTCATTGGGAATTCCTTTCTAAGAAATGCGGCGGAGTCTACTAAGTCTCGTCCTCTTACGCTCTGGCACTCTATTCCCAGAGACCGCGATTAATCACTTCTTTGGAGCACGCTTCTTGGTGAGAGTGAGTTCGAACTTTTCATCACCAATTTCAAAAGCAATCATGCGTTCGATATTAGTAACGTCAAACTTGTAAGTGCGATTGTTTTCAGATGCAATTTGCTCAATATCAGTTTCAAGAGACTTAGCAAATGCCGCAATCAGCTCTCGCTTGAGTTCATCAGGCTTGCGCTCGGGAGCCTTGCGTGCCTTGCGCTCTCCAGTTGCCTTGGCCCCAGTACCTGCGGCCTTGGCCTTCGCGGTCATTTCGAGGGCCGCTTCATCAGTAATAAGGTCATTGTCCATAAGAACAAGCTCAATAGCCTCGTCCTTTTCGATACCCAGCGTCCGCATCTGCTTCTCAACCTCTGCGTCGCTAATGGTGACCATCTTGCCGTTAAGTTCGACTTTCATGATTCTCTCCTTTTGATTCTCTCTTTTTCTTATATCTTATTATAACATGAATCCTACCTGTTTGTCAAGAGGAATCTTTTTATTAGGAGTTGGAAGGGAAAAGGGGAGAGAGTTTGAATTTCCCTCTCTCCCCTGGATTTTCAACTTAGACCGCGGTCCACACGGTCTTAATCTTTCCCTTACCTTCGATTCGGATTACAGAATCGTTGTCCACGAGCTGCCGCATCAGCTGAGAGACCTTCTGGACACTCTTGCCAGTGGCGGTCGCGATTTCGGTCGCGTTCATCTCTCGCCCAGCAAGCATTTCTACAATCTCGCTCTTAAGAGCATCGTTCTCGATGTCCTTGGGAGACGGCTTCCGCTCGGCGGAGCTGCGCTTGTCAAGCAGCTCAATCTCATGGAGGACAAACTCCACCAGAGACTCGGTGTCGGAAACGCCGTCAAGCACACTAACAATAGCCTCAAAACTCTCACGCTTGGTCATACTAATCAATCCTTTCGATTTGTCCTTTTGTTTTTTTCTTACAATGTAATTGTACCATGAAAAAATTTTTGTGTCAATATAAATCTTATCGTCTAAGCAGGGCTCGCTTTTCCTCCTCTTCCTTTTGGAGTTTTTCTGTATACATATCCCGAATTGTAACTAGCATTTCATAATTCCGTGCGGGGACAGCAATTAGAACCTCGCCCTTGCTTCCTGGATATTTATGGTAGGCTTGCAGTGCCATTGCTTTTCTCCTTTTTCTTTTAGTATATCATAAATAAATGGTTTTGTCAAGATGAATTTGTTTAACTAGGCTTATAGTGCGTATAGGTGCGGCTGTCGGTTCCGTAGCTCGAGGCTAGGTCCAGGTTGTCATAAGACCGAATGGAATTGAGGGAAAAATCCAGAATGGTGAATAGGTTTGAATATTCATGCAAAAAATTCGTATAGAGAGAGGTGGAGCTAGGTTTCGGCTCGCCTGCGAGCCGCGACCTCAAGTAGAGGTCGAGGGTTTGTGAGGATAAAAAAAAGAGGGCTGATTTCTCAGCCCTCAATCTTTACCTGAGGCTTAGATGGTGAACTTCGCCACCTTGCCATCCTCAAGTCGCTTTACCTCACCAGAATTGCGGAGTGCGGTCAGAGCAGCGGTTGCTCGCTGGATGCTAATTCCTGCCTTATCCGCAACTTCTCCTGCACGCATGGGCTCAGTGGCGTCACGCAGAACCTCGCTTACAGCCTTGCGAGCCGCCTCAGCCTCAAGATTACGCTTAGGCGTACCCGCCTTACGGTCAAGCAGAGCCACCTCGTAGGTGATGAAGTCGCAAAGCATATCTCGATTGGGAGTGTCTGCCTCGCAAACCACATCGAACAGCATACCGAACATATCACGCTTGGTCAGTCCCTTAGTCATACCGCATCACTCCTTTTTGAATTCTCTCTTTCTTACAAACCAATCATATCAAATTTTCGCAGGGTTGTCAAGGAGAATCTTTTGGCTTGTTTATTCAGTAAAATTTTGCGTATAGGAGAAATGATGCAGGTTTAGGTTTCCAGAACCTGGAAGTTGTCATAAGACCATTTAAGGAATCTTAATGTTGCATAGGAATAATAATAATATGCAAAAAAAAAAGGGGCTAGAGGTGGTTTTATACATTTTTCGGTCCAAACTCGGACCGCCGAGGCTCAGGGTCGAGTTGAGGGTTAGTCTAAGGCCGTGACATTGGTAAGGGGAGTACTGCCGTTCGCGCAGTCCCATTACTCTCTCGTCTCTCCGACCCAGAGGTGGCTAGTCTGCAACACCGCGACCATCTGGAGGAGAGAGCCTCGTGAGGGGCTTTTTCGAAGTGAACCCCTTACCAACAAACCCATCTTACCACGACGGGCTGACATCCACAACCCATTCTGGGAAAATAAATCAACATTTTTTAGTCTGAAGTTTTCTGAATCTAAACTCCCTAGCAAATATCGTGCCAAAAATTCGGCCCGAACTTGGGCCGCGAAATCTAACCCTCAAGTAGAGGGTTAGACTTAGCAGTTTTAGGTTTTAGAACCCTAAACCTCAAGTTGAAGTTGAGGCTTTACTTGGATTTTTCTCCAAGCATTATGACAAGGTTTTTCATCTACGCGCTTCTTCTGTCGCAGAATGTGATGCAGGATTGCGGTTTCAATAATCGCATCATCCAGGCCTGTATGCGATTCGATAAAACCAGGATTTTTAGTTATGTAAGCATAGCACGCTTCCGCTGTGCTTCTAATATTCCCGTATTCCGAGACGAAGCCATTAGCGCGTGCGAATCGAGCATAGGCTTTTTGCTTCAGAACCGTCTGGCACGCCATATTCATAATACAGCACACCTTAACAGTCCGAGGCAAAAAGTGTCGATAGTTACCGCTCGTGAGTACGCGCATGGTATTGTCTAGCGCACGAACATCAAAGGACGCATTATACGCATACACGCGCTTGATGTTGTGCTTCTTGACCAGGTGGCGCACGATACGCCAAGCCGACCAAAAGTCTACCATTTGCATATGGCCACGCGATAACGCCGTTCGGTACATCGGAATTTTTTCCGCATAGTAAGCCGACTGCATATCAGCAGCACGCCCGACGAAGATGTCCGATATAATAAGCGAGCGAGTTTCCAGAATCTCACCCGTGGCACGCTGGACAACGGCGATTCCGAGGTCATACACCAGGGGCGCATTTATGCTCCCTGCGGTTTCGGTGTCAATAACCAGGATGTTTTCACGCTTTGACATGGTATAGCCTTTCTGTTAGTTAGCAGTTTTAATGATGATGATTGCAAGGGTTAGAGCAAAACACGCGATATTCTGTATCTTGTCCGCACGAGGGCGACCGAGCGCGAAAGCATGATAGGTGGTAATGATGTTTGTTACAATGTATACAAACTGACCGAGCAGCGGGTATACAGACGCAACCGCCTGACCTACCATAATACCAACAAGGGCGACATACGGAAGATTCACTTTCCAGGCCGGAACTTCACGAACCATAATAGTGTTTGTGTTTGCCATTTGTTCTCCTTTCTGATGATGTAATCATACCATAGGGGACTGACACGCACAAGCACCATTTTTGACTTCCCGACGAACGGTTTGCGGGAGCGACGAACGGTCATTTTTGAAAAGTGCATAAATGTCTGAAAAAGTGGCTTCAAAATGTATAAAAAAAAATCGGCCCGCGAGCGGGCCGCGACCTCACCTTCAAGTAGAGGTCGAGAGTTAGGGTTGGGGCAGTTTATTACCCCAACCCTAAGCAACCTTAGAGGGTGAAAGTCACCACCTTACCATTCTCAACACGCTGGGCGATACCAGCCTTTGCCATTTGGGTGAGGAGAGAAGTTGTCTTCTGGTTGCTGATGCCGATAGCGGCACCAACCTCACCGGCACGCATACCAGCGTCCGAATCGGCAAGGACGGAGGCGATAGCCGCCTTAATCCTTTCGTTCTCCACCTGGTCAGGGGTGAGAGAATCGGACTTGGCGTGCTTCTTGGAAAGCAGTTCCAGTTCACGGTCAATGAACGCGACCTGCTCATCCATACCGGCACTTTCCGCGACTTCCCGCAGAAGGGCAAAGTGCTCACGCTTCGTCATCTTCTTGTCTGCCATAATACACACACCTTTCGTCTGAACGCTCCCGCGTTCTTTTTTGATGTTCTCTCAACCGCAAACCCATCTTACCACGGGGGACTGACATCCGCAAGTCATTCTGAGATTAATCTTTATTAATTTTTGGGAGATTGTCTCGGCAAAAAGCGTGCCAACTTTTCATGCAAAAAAATGTGATTTTCGCTTGACTTTATAAATTTCGGGCCGCGTGCGGCCCGCGAACCCTAAACCTCAGGTTCAGGGTTAGGGCTGTCCCAGTACCCGCAAGTTTCTGGATTCTGCTCACAAGCCAGGTAATGACGGCAACGGTGACACAAAGCGAACAGGTTGTCAATCCTCTTGCTCTCTTCACAGTCTGCCCAGCAAGCAGTGTGGTATGTTTGACAAGTCTTGCACTTGCTTGACATTCCAACGTATGGCATCTTACTCTCCATTCTCATAGCGATGTTTTGGCTTGCGGCTATAAGTCTTCTTAGACTTATGAACACCATGCCCCGTCTGAAAGCCGTTGTAGCGAGGCTTGTCCAGATGGAATCTGTCTACGCTTTCGATGATGATGGGCTTAGGGGTTTTCATGGTGAAGTCCTTTCTTGATGACAAGAGAATCATACCACACAGAGCCTGCGGCCGCAAGCCATTTTGGGAAAATAATTTCACATTTTTTCTTTTGTGATTTTTGGTCTGAAAAGTTGGAATTGGCACAGTTTTTGAAAAATTCGGCCCGAGAGCGGGCCGCGAACCCTAACCCTAAAGTCGAGGGTTAGGTTCGAGTGTTTTTATTGCTATCTGCACGAGTTTCCGCACTTCTTTATCCATCAGCCCCTGCATAAGTGCAGCATAGGCATGAGCCGCGCCAGACAAGAGCCAGGCCAGAAGTAGGATAGATGAAACGATAAGGGTTGCGATATACATTTTCTTCCTCTTCTCTATTGTGCGGTCGCCAGGCTCTGGAGAGCCGCTACTAGGTCTTGTGTTGCGTCGATTGTTGCGCCGAGTGTCCATGCTTCCCGCACTTCGGCGTTATCGTCGACCAGGATTGCGGGGCGATTCTTTGCGATGCGATGCTTTGGGGTTCCATATGCTACCATATGGATTTCGGTTGCGTGGGGAAGATGCTTATGAATCCATGCCTTCTTCACTCGGCGGGTCGCTGTCTTATACTCTTGCGAGGCACCCCGCGCCAGCCAGGTAATAACTCCTATTGCATAACCAGCCGCAACCAGATTATCAAGAGTTGCGTGGAATGCATCCGCATCAACCATCAGGGCATCAGCCGCATATGCGCTAGGGTCGGAAGCGTGAAGCCTATCGAGCCAGGCAGGTTGACCGTAGAGGTCATAGAGCGTACCGTCGAGGTCGAAGTAGATGGTGGGCTTCATATCGTTTCCTTTCTTCATGGGACGATTGTACCACGCGGGTGTGACATTTGGGAACCCCAAATCAGAATAATTTTAATTAATTTTCGTTAAGGAAAATGCCCTAGCAAAAACCATGCCAAAATTCGGCCCGCGCACGGGCCGCGAAACTCTCAAGTCCAGGTTGAGGGTTAGGGATTAAGTTTTTACGGTTGACCCCCAACCTAACCCTCAACTTGACCTTGAGACTACTTCACTGAGTTGATAAGAGCCCGATAAATCTTGTCACAGACTCCCTCGTCAAGGACTGCAAGCACATCCCTCAGTTCCTTTGCCTGTTCCGGTGACATTGTGATAGTCACCTTGGCCTTCGTCGAAACTTTAACTTTTGACATTTTCCTTCTCCTTACTTCTTGGACGAACCAGGCTTATGGAAGGCACCATCGTACACGGTGATGCTGCTGCCCTTGCGAGGGCTGGCCTTTCCGTTGACCGCATCCTCAAAAGCGCGAATCCGAGCGTCGAGATTGTTGGTCTTGCGATTCTTTCCCATTTCTAAAATCCCTTTCTATGAAGCGTACAGAGTACGAATCCGACCGTTGATTTCCTTGAGAGCGCGGTATGTCTGGCACCCGCAGAGAGCGCAATCACACCGGCAGACATCGCAGTTGTCGCAATCTTCGCGGACTTTGCGAGCCTCGTTCCGCAGAGCCTGAACCTTATCTGTCGTGGTGGTCATTTTGATTCCCTTTCTCTTGACTGAAACCAGTGTACCACAGGGGTCTGACACGCGCAACCTTTTTGGACGTCGTTTTTGACCCTTCCGACGAACGGTCATTTGGTGACGCTCATCACACTTCGGGAGCGACGAACGGTCATGCAAAAATCCTGCATTTTACGCCAAAAATATGCATTCAAAAATCGTGCCAAAATTTCGGCCCGCGAGCGGGCCGCGAAAATGCATAAAGCCAGGCCTCTGATGCATATTTGAATATGCATCAGTTGGCCTAGTTTATGTATATCTTAGAACAACAGCCCTCCAATCGGAATCTCTGCGATAGGCTCGATGTTACCTACCGGCTCACCCTCGTTAAGCAGCGTGAGAGCGGCTTCGTCGATGACCAGTATCTTGCAGCCATCCGTCATCGTCCAGGTATCTTCGTCGCTCAGAACCATGATTGTATAGATACCCTTGTCCATTGTCTGACCTCTTTCTTTCTCTCTGTTTGTCTGTCTGTCTGTAGTGTAGCACACTACACTGACATGGTCAACGCTTGGAGTGCTGGTAGTATATTCTGCGTTGCGTCGATTGTTGCCCCGCGTGTCCAGCGTGCGCGATTGGTAGCATCATCATCAACCAGGACACCAGGGGTATTGACTACTCTGTGCTTAGGGGTGCCATAACGAACCGCGTGGAACTCTGTCACCTGCGGCAGATACCGCTTGACCCAATCGCGTTTGACCTTGCGCGTAACCTTAGCATATGCAGGGGTAGCATCCTTCGCCAACCAGGTAACAACACCAATGCGGTACCCCGCGGCGACCAGTCTGTCGAGGGTATCGGCTAGGTCTGCCGCGTCATACATAAGAGCATCAGGCTCATCGTACACTGTAGGGTCTGCGAGTGTAGTAAGCCTGGCCAACCAATCGGCGCGAGTGTAAAGGTCATAGACCGTGCCGTCTAGGTCGAAGTAGATAGTGTGGATGTTGTCTGTGTTCTTCATGGTCTAACCATACCATAGGGGTGTGACATTGTCGAGCGTTTGTCACGTCGTTCAGTACCTTTGCGACGAACGGTCAGGGTGTGATGGTCGTCACAATAGCCGCAGATGCGGGAGATTGTAACGATTGTTACAATGTCTTGGTTGTCTGTCTCATCCCTTTGCTTGTAACTATTGTTACAATCTTCGGGCAGCAAGCGACCTGCCACAGTAGTACGCGGCAGGCGACTCACACGCGCGCACACCCTGGCGACCGCGTCTCCATAGTCGCGGTGTCGAGCGTTTGTCACAACGAAGCGATGAACAGCAGAGCCTCAATGCGGTCGCTCGCCGGTGTGTTCATGCGGTCGCAGCGGGCCGCGACCCTCGCGGTCGCCTCGCGCTTGCCATGCGTCGCGACCATCGCGCGAAGATAAGCAACGTCCTTATCAGTGAGTAGGCGGCGATTGTTCTTCATCGCGCACACACCCTTTCGTCTGCCAGAAAGCGGAGGCGACGCGCGTTATCCATCGCGTGGTGATACATGCTGCTTACTGCCGCGAGAGCGGTAGCGTCGAGGGTCATGTTGAACATATCACGAGCGAACGCCTGTTCGATGAGCGCAACTCGCGCATAATAGTCGCGGTCGTTCTGCGCCATTCCTGCCGTCTGCTTGTCCATCGTGGCACCCTTTCTCTTTGATGTTCTAAAGAGATTGTACCACCCTGGTCTGACACTGTAACTAGCCTAGCGGGGATTGTTTGACCCTTCCGACGAACGGTCGAGCGGCCGACGAACGGTCATGCATACCCGGACGGGTATTCGGGCTTTAGCAGATGCTAAGATGTCATAAGGCCCTGCTCGCACCCAAAATCTTTCCAAGAGCATTTTCAAAACGAAATACGAAGAATCTCTATGTAAATTTTAATTGAATTTCCCCGACATTAGAATGATAAGCATTAATGCCCAAAACAAAACCAACATTCCTCCGGCAGAGTTCATCATATTTATCTTAGAAATGGCCCTTCTTAATTTATTCCACATTTTCTTAGCCTCCGGATCCTTGAGCTGCGCCGCCGCACCTATCTTTCCTTTTCTCTTGTCTATTATACCATATTAAAATTACTTGGTCAAGAAAAAAAAATATATTAAAACTTCAAGGCGTGTTGACACGAAAAATTTTTTGTGTTATACTTAGTATAGAAGAGGTTATAAAATAACCTTGCTGAGAAAGGAGACTATATGAGTAAGAAATTAGATTACTCTATTGAGTCCCCGCAAGAGAGAGTTGCTTTTGTTGAAGAACTATTAAAAAATACCTCTAGTTCTCAACTTACCAATCATTATAAAGAAATCTTATCTAATTACATTATATTTTCAGCTGACAAGCAAGAGCGTAAAGAAAAAAAAATTCTAACAGAGAGTAGAATGGTAACAGTAAACAAAAGAGAAACTTCTTACGAGGGTTTAATAAGTAAACTAGAAAATGGAGAAGATGGTTTATATAATTTGATGCACGAAGATAAGAATACATTACTTTCTCCAAAAAAACCCATAACTGCGGACGATATTGCGGAAATCCCTCACTTGCAGACCCTGGTCGAAGAAATCTTTCAAGTAGAGGCCGCCGCAAAACAAGCGATTGGCACAGGCAAGCGTGCTTATTTATTAAGAAAGCAAGTAATCCAGATGCGGCAGGACCAGTATGTTATCCGCAATGGCGCTAAGCAGCCCGCGCAAACAAGTGGAGTTATTAAAATTTTAGCTAGAATGGATTTAGATGAAAATATTTCAATAGATGAATTCGGAGGCATTCATTCAACAGGCTTAGTTAGCCTTTTGAATCCTGACCATGTCTCTGCTTTGCTGTGCCATTACTCAGCCTTAAAACAAGAGGTTTGGGAAAATTTAGAATTGGATATGCATTATTTGCTGATTGATTTGGACAGCTTGGTAGAAAGATCCCTTTTAATTAATCATGCTATGCTGTACGACCTATTAGTTTATAAAATTGATGGAAAAACTAATGCGGAAATACAAAGAAAAATAGAAAGTGATTATGGTATTAAACACTCTCCCGAATATATCTCTTCTCTTTGGCGGAATAAGATTCCTAAGCTAATTGCGGAAGAGGCTCAGAGAGAGTGGCTTTTGTACCATTTTATTTTTGAAGAAAAAGGAAGTTGGAAAAAGTGTTCAAGATGTGGCCGAATTAAATTAGCTCATAATAAGTTTTTTTCAAAGAACAAGACATCAAAAGATGGTTTTTATAGCATTTGTAAAGATTGTCGAAACAATAAAGATGCGGCCGGCGGGTCTCAAGCGCGCAGACCCTAGAGTAAGAGGTGAAAAATGGAAGATATAGCAAAATATTCTTTTTTAGTTCAAGTGGCTAGTGATGATTACGTACTGCTGAATAGTTTTGGATATAAAGAAGAAGAAAAATTTCGAGAGAGGGTTACTCGGAATATTATGAAAGCGATAGCCGGAATGTCGAATATCAAAAGTATTAATATATTTCCTATTTATGAAGCAGGAGCAGAAGAATACTTAGAAGATTTCGCGAATGAGGACTCTGGTGATAATTAATGAGTCAAATATTCTGCCCTAAATGTAAAAAGACTTTAGATGAAGGTAACTTTTATACACACAAGACAGGAGAAAAAACTGATTTGTGTAAAAAATGTATGACAATGCATATTGATAATTACAATCCTGAAACTTTTTTATGGCTATTAGAAAAAATGAATGTTCCTTATGTAGAAGAAGAGTGGAATGTTCTTAGGGAGAGAGCTTACGCAAAAGATCCTTACAAAATGACGGGAATGTCAGTTTTTGGTAAATACTTAAGTAAAATGCGATTAAATCAGTGGAAGGGGTACTCGTGGGAAGACACGGAGAAGCTCAAGGCTGATCGGGAAAGAAAAATGCAAGGTGCGGTAAAATCAGGTGCGGCAATAGCAGAAGACACTCTGAAAGAAATGTTTGAGAACGGAGAGATTAACGAGTCTGAATTCTTAACTCTTTCAGAAGAAGTTGTGGAAACAGCTCCTCCCGCATCTCAATATTACCCAGCGAACCATCCTGGATATGAAGTAATAGATCTGATTGATGTTGGGCAAGAGCTAACTGCGGAAGATAAAATTTTCTTAGCTATGAAGTGGGGAAGATTATATCGTCCAGACCAATGGGTTACCTTAGAAAAGATGTATAATGAAATGATGAATTCTTTTGACATCCAGGGAGCGGCAAGAGAAGACACAATGAAAAAGATTTGCAAGACTTCTCTTAAAATGGATGAAGCTATTGATTGCGGCGACACAGACACGTATCTTAAATTGTCTAGAGTCTATGATGCTCTTATGAAGGCGGGCAAGTTTACAGAAGCTCAAAACAAAGAAGATGGGAAAGGATTTGTTAATTCTATTGGGGAGTTAGTTGCTTTGTGTGAAAAAGAGGGAGGCTTTATTCCCAGGTATGTAACCGAAGTTAATCAAGATATTGTTGATAAAACAATTCAAGATATGAATACTTATGTTAATAAACTTATTACTCAAGACACTGGGCTAGCACAGCAGATTGAAGATGCTATTAAGAAAATAGAAATTCAAAGAGAAATGGAAGCGGAAGAAGATGAGTTAAGCTCTATTGACGATATTGAAAAAGCAGTTCTTAAAGATTCTGATTACGAAGAATACTTTGATGAAATTGCGGTTCAAAAAGAGTTTGATCTTCAAAATGAAGGAGGTGGCTAATGTCATTAAAAGACCTCCTAGACTTAGATGTTAAGAAAACTCTTGAAAAGAGAGGGTTATCAGAAGAAAGAATTTATGGGCAATTAGAGGAGTTAAGAAAAACTATCTCATTTTGGAGAGAATATCCTGATTTGTTTGTAGATTTTATGAAAGGGCCAGATAGCACTTTTAAATTATTCTTCTATCAAAGAATCTTTTTAAGAGTTGTAATGAGAAAAAGATATGTGTATGCAACCTTTCCAAGAGCATATTCAAAATCTTTCCTGTCTATTCTTGCTTTAATGTTGCGATGCATTCTATTTCCTGGCTCACATTTGTTTATTAGCACAGGAGGAAAAGAGCAATCTGCGGCGATCGTAAGGTCTAAGATAGAAGAAATTTGTAGACTTATCCCAGGGTTGGCGAATGAAATTAACTGGACTCCTGGGAAATCAACTGCTTCAAAAGATATGGTGAGGTATACATTTAAAAACAGCTCCGTTATTCAAAATGTCGCCGCAAATGAGAGATCTAGAGGTTTGCGTTTTCATGGGGGACTTTTGGAAGAGTGTATTACTATTGACCCCGATATTTTGAATGAAGTTCTTATTCCTTTAATGAATGTTTCAAGATATGTTAATGGAAAATTCAAACCAGAAGAAGTTCTTAATAAGAGCCAAATTTATGTAACAACGGCGGGATGGAAGAATACATTTGCTTATGAAAAATTAATGCAAATTTTAGTTAATCAAATTATCAATCCAACCGAAGCTTTTATTATGGGTGGAACATGGAGAGTCCCAGTTCTTGAAAAACTTATTGACAGAAATTTCGTGCGGGACCTGAAGCTCGACGGCACTTTTAACGAAGCCTCATTCGCGCGAGAGTACGAGTCTGAGTGGTCAGGGGATTCAGAAAATGCTTTCTTTTCTTCTGAAAAATTTGATAAGCATAGAACTTTACTCCAGCCAGAATATGAGTATAGTGGAAGATCTTCTAAAAATGCTTATTACTTACTAGGAGTTGACGTTGGACGAAAAGGAGACACTACAGAAGTCGCAGTAACTAAAATTACTCCTCAACCACAAGGCGCCTCCTTAAAAACTTTAGTGAATATATTCACTTTCGATGCAGAGCATTTTGAAACACAAGCAGTTCATATTAAAAGATTATTTTTTAGATATAAGGCAAGAGTTGCAGTAGTGGATGGAAATGGACTTGGTATGGGATTAATTGACTATTTAGTAAAAGATCAAATTGATTCTGATGGTACTTTGCTTCCTAATTTTGGAGTTATTAATGACGATGAAAATTTTTATCGCAACTTCCATACTGCTGACACGATTCATAGTGCTTTATACATTATGAAGGCAAATGCTCCTATCAACACTGAAGCACATACCTACATCCAAACACAACTTTCTAGTGGGAAAATTAAATTTTTAATTGATGAAAACCAGGCCAAATTAAAACTGATGAATACGGCGATGGGGAAGAAAATGACTCCAGAAAAAAGAGCAGAATATTTAAGACCTTTTACACTAACTACAATTTTAAGAGAACAAATGTTAAACTTAGTGGAAGAGAATGAGGGCACTAATATTATCTTAAAGCAATCTAATAGAGGGATTAAAAAAGATAAGTTTTCTGCGTTTGAGTATGGTTTATATTATGTTAAACTTCAAGAAGATAAAGAAAAAACAAGGAAGAAAAGAAATATTTCTGACATGATGTTCTTTACTTCTTCTAAATAAAAAAAAAAAAAATTAGGACAAAGTTGTTTAAGAAGATTAACCTATTTTTGATATTTATTTAGTTAGAAGTTTTTAGGGAGAAGAAATATGAGAGCGAGCAGAGGTGAAATAAAAATAGCTGAAGTATTAGAACAAAATGGGATGTCATTTCAAGAGGAATATAGCTTCCCAGATTTAGTAACAACTTCGGGCAAAGCATTAAAATTTGATTTTGCAATTTTTGATGATGAGGGAGAGCTTGATTTTCTTATTGAGTATCAAGGTATCCAGCACTATCAGCCAAAAGAGAAGTTTGGAGGAGCTTCTGCTTTTCATAGGCAAAAATATAATGATACACGGAAAAGAGTTTATTGCTATCAACATAATATAACCTTAGTCGCAATTCCTTACTGGGAAGAAGCTCAAATAAATTATGATTATATTATGAAACTAGCAGGATACTAATACAGTAAGGAGGTGTCCTCTCTATTGGCTAGAAGAACAGCAAGAAATATTAAAGCAAAAGGTTTTGATATGCAGATAAAGCAAGATTATAATGAAGAGTATGTTCCTATTGATTATAATAAAATAAAAGTAGGTATGAAAACAGTAGACAATGTTTTAACAGATATTAATTATTATGCAAAGGTGAAGACAACAGCGACCAAGGAAAATGTTTTAAGAGCCCTATCAAATAATGATTTAGCATCATTAAGAGATTTCTCGGATTTCTTTTATAAAACAAGTGGTATATATGCTCGCCTTTGCAGATATTTAGCTTATTTGTATAGATACGATTGGACGATAACTCCTATTGTCTTAGATAATAAATTAAAAGAAGAAAAAATTGTAGAAGGGTTTTATAAAGCTTTAACTTTTATGGACAACTTTAATGTGAGAAAAACACTTGGAGAGATAGCTCTAAAAACAGTGCGGTTTGGTGTTTACTACGGCTATATAGTAATGCAAAGTGATCGAGCTGTCATTCAAGAGCTTCCTGTGAAATATTGTCGATCAAGATTCTTTTCTAATGGTAAGCCAGTTGTTGAATTTAATATGAAGTATTTTGATGATACCTTCCCAGATACCCAGCAAAGAATTAAAATTATTAAATCTTTTCCTTCTGAATTCCAAAAAGGATATATTGCTTATAAAGAAGGGAAATTGCAAAGTGAGTATATGGGAGATGGGCCTGGCTGGTATTTATTAGATACTAATTATGCTTTAAAATTTACTATAAATGGGGAAGAAACGCCAATTTTAGCAGGAATTATTCCTTCTATTATAGACTTGGATGAAGCACAAGAGCTGGACCGCAGAAAGATGCAACAGCAATTGTTGAAAATTTTAATTCAACAAATGCCACTTGATAGAAACGGAGAATTAATTTTTGACGTAGATGAAGCGAGGGCTTTACATAATAACGCAGTTTCTATGTTAGATGACATTTTAGGAATTGATGTTTTAACTACTTTTGCGGAGGTTAAAGTAGAAGACCTTGCGGATAGAAGCACAACGACTTCTGTTGATGAAATTATGAAAGTAGAAAGGGCGGTATTTAATGAGGCTGGAATTTCTCAGAATCAATTTAATACCACTGGAAACCTAGCTCTTGAAAAGTCAATTGCGAATGACGAAGCAGGAATGCAGAATCTTATTTTACAATTTGATGCTTTTTTAAACAATTTATTAGCTCCTTTTAATAAGAATCCAAAAAGATTGTCCTATAGATTTCAATTATTGTATACTACTATTTATAATTATAAAGAAATATCTAAATTGTACAAAGAGCAAATGCAGATTGGTTTCTCTAAAATGTTGCCACAAATCGCTTTGGGACAATCTCAAAGTAGCATTTTAGCAACAGCGTACTTTGAAAATGAAATTCTTGATTTAAATAGTATCTTCACTCCTCCCGCAATGAGCTCTACTACTGTTGCCTCTCCTAAAACTGGAGATGGAGCTCCTGGTAGACCCGAGCTTGCGGATGAGGACAAAAGTGAAAAAACAATTCAAAACCGAGAATCGATGAGTTAGGAGATTGTCTATGGCAATGAGTATCGCTACAATTGACAGCCCTGAATTCATCAATGTCAAACCTTACAATCCATTAATTTCTCAATGTGAGATTAAAGTTCTTTATGTTGGAGAAAATAGAAATCAAAGTTTTATTTCTAAGGAAGTGGCTGCGGAAATGGCTCACTCGCTCCCTGGATGCCCAATAGTGGGTGCTTTTAGAGAGGACATTCAAGACTTTACAGATCACGGAGAAAAAATTACAATTGATTATGAGGGCGTTAAGTTTGAGTCTATAACGAAACCATATGGTTTTGTTTCTCCTAACGCACAAGTTTGGTTTCAAAAATTTGAAGACACGGATGAATTTGGAAATTCAGTAATAAGAGAGTATCTTATGACTACTGGGTATTTATGGACTGGACAGTACGAAGAAGCGCAAAGAGTTATTGAAAAAGGAAATAATCAATCTATGGAATTAGATTCAGAAACTTTAGAAGGACATTGGGCAACAAACGATAAATCTGGTGTCGAATTTTTCATTATCAATGACGCTATCTTTTCTAAATTAGCTATTTTAGGAGAGAACGTGGAACCTTGCTTTGAAGGAGCTTCTATCACTGCTCCAGAAGTAAGTAAATCATTTACTTTGATGGATGATGAATTTAAAAATACGCTGTTTACTATGATGCATGATTTAAAGAGCGCAATAGAATCAAGAGAAGGAGGATTGAATATGAATGAAGAAGAACTCTTAACTTCAGAGGAAGAAGTAGAAGAGGGCATGGAAAACCACTCTCTTGAGGAGGATGCGCCTGAAGAGGAAATTGTGGAAGAAGATGTCCAAGAAGATGAAGAAGAGGTGGAGGAAGACGAAGAAGAAGAGCTTCCTACAGAAGAGGAATTTTCACTATCGTCAGAAGAGTATGCAGAAATGCAAGCAGAATTAACTACTTTAAGAGAATTCAAAAGAAAAGTAGAGGATGTAGAAAAGGATAATTTAATTAAAAGTTTTTATATGCTATCTGATGAGGATAAAGCAGATGTGATTGCAAATAAATCACAGTATAGTTTAGATGAAATTGAAGCTAAACTTGCGGTTATCTGTGTTAGAAATAAAGTAAGTTTTGAAAAAGAAGATGAGCATGAGGACAATTCAGAAAACAATAGCCCAATTTTAACTTTTAATATTGAGCAAGATGTAGAATCAGCTCCAGCTTTTGTGCAAGTTCTTCGTAGTGTAAAGAAAGACTAAAAAATAAAGGAGGAATATAAGTATGACAACTTTTGCAAAAAGTGGTTATGGCCAAGTAGAGCCTAATCATCTGTCAGCGCAAAGAACTGGGCAAATTTACGCTCAGCTTCCTGTTGCTGCTAATCTATTAGCCGCAGGAGGAGCGCTTGCGACCGCAGGTGGGGTAGAGAATGGTCTGTTTATGAAGTATGACTATGCTAATGGTGTAGTAGACCTTTCAGGTTCTGGCGAGTGGATGCTTGTTTACAATGAAGAGAAGCTTTACGAATCGGGGCAAACTCGGGCCGACTGGATTCAAGCTTCGGCAGATGCAGTAAATGGAGTAATTGTACCTCGTCTCTTTAAGACCAATGTTGGAGATATTTTTACTACTAATATGGTAAAAGATGCGACTGGTTATGATGTTGGAGACACTCTTGTGGTTGGAACTACTGGAGTTCTTGAATTAGGCTCTGGCTCTGAGGGAAGTATGATTTGGCAGATTGCCGCAATCACAACTCTTCCTGATGGAAAAGCTGCTGTTAAAATTGTCCGTTTACCTGATGTTGCTGCGGCATAGTGAAGGGGAGGTAGAGAAATGTCTTTAGAGAAAAATGAACTATTAAAGCTAATGAAGCTTTCTGCGACAGCAGACAAATCCTCTCCTGTGGCCTATGCCTTTGGGGACGAGAAGTTTACAGCGAATGAAATTAATGAGGCTCTTCGCAAGGAATTAAATGAGCTTGCGGGAACTCTTAGTCTTTATCGCCAAAATAAGAACACTATCTTTGAGCTTATTGAGAGCACAATTGATGATGTTCTTCCTAGAAAGGTTCTTGAGCAATATGGACAGTTCGCGGACGTGCAAACTGTTGCTCAAGGCGACAAGCCTGTTTTCGTACAGCGCATTACAGAATCGTCTCGCGCACGCGCGAAGGCTTTTGTTACTAAAGTCGGACTTGCGGGTGTATATGAGGTATTCAAGCTAGACGGACAAAAGGTTGAAATTGACGTTATGGCTTACGGTGGAGCGGCACAAATCGGTCTTGAAGAGTTCCTAGATGGTCGCATTACTTTTGCGGACGTTCTTGAAATCGTTCTTCTTGCTCTTGACGAGGCTGTTTATCGTGAGATTGCGACAGCTCTTGTTGCTTCTATCACTAATCTTCCTACTGCCAACAAGGCATATGTAAGCTCATTTGATGAGGCTACAATGGATCGTTTAGTACAGATTGCTGATGCATATGGACAGTCTGCTATTTATTGCACTTATGAATTTGCGGCAACTATGGTGCCAGATAGTGGTTGGATTTCAAATGAAATTATGAATACTATGTGGAATGTCGGCTACTTGGCCAACTACAAGGGTCACAGAGTTATTGTACTTCCACAGTCATTCACGGACAATACCAATGCAACCAAGATCATTGATCCTGCGTATGCGTGGATTATTCCAACCGGTGGCAACAACAAGCCTGTCAAGATTGCTTTTGAGGGACAAACTGTTACTCAAGAGTTCACAAACCGTGACGGCTCAAGAGAGATTCAAGTATACAAGAAAATTGGTGTTGGAACTATCGTAACTAATAATGTTTGTAGTTATCGCAACACTGCTCTTGCTACAACTTGGTCTTACGATGCTAGCGGTAAGGCCTCATAAATAAAATAAATTAGGGGAGGGACTAATAAATTAGTCCCTCCCAATCTGGAGATAAAAGGAGAAAGCTATGCTAAGTGAACAAACCTTAGTTACTGTTAGAAATATCAGTGACGGTCCTGTAGTATATACAGTACCTGAATTAAATGTAAGGAAAGAGTTCTCAAGGGGAGAGCGAAAGAAGGTTTCTGTGAAAGAACTTCGGGCTCTCTTCTACACAACTGGGGGAGCGGTTCTATTAAGAGATTATTTGTCAATTGACAATAATGAATTATTAGACGAGTTCGGAATTTATGCAGAGCCTGAATACAAATGGACAGAAGCTGACGTAAAAGAGATGCTTCTGAATGATTCTGTTGAAAGACTTATGGATTGTTTAGATTACGCTCCAGCAGGTATCGTAGAGCTTGTGAAAACATTGGCTGTTAATTTGAAAATTAATGATATGTCTAAAAGACAAGCAATTTTCGAAGCTACTGGCCTGGACATTTCAAAAGCAATCCAAATTAATGAAATGACCGCAGATGAAGCTCTTCATCCTACAAAAAGCTCGGGGAGACGAGTTCCTGTAGAAAATACTAAATAAAATTGGAGGTGTCTAATGGCTAACACCTCATTCCAATCTGTTTATGACGTCTTTTTAGGTAAAATAACAGATGATATGTATATGGAATTGTATGAGGAAGAAACTGCGGCTTTGCTTCAAGATCTTTTACTAGATGCAATTTCGTGGTTTGAGTTTCCCAAAGTGGACCTCTTTAACTATGACTCTGCAGGAGCTACTTTCAATATTGAGTTGTCGAATGAAGAAATCAATATCCTCGCCACTTATATGGTAGTAGTTTGGATGAGTCAGCAATTGGCTAGTGTTGAAAACACTCGTATGAAATATAGTGGAGCAGATTTTAAATTTACCTCACAAGCAAATCATATGAGTAAAATTCTCTCTATTAGAGAAACTTACAAACAAGAAGGTTTTCATTTGCAGAGATTGTATAAGCGCAGACAGCGCAATACAGATACGGGAGTTATGACTTCTACCTTTACTCAGATAATGGAGGAGTTGTAATGAATAAAATGTTGACTATTAATAGAGAGGCAATACAAAATAATTTAAATCGAATAACAAATCAGATTTATAAATTATTGCCTAATAGAGAAGAAGGTCTTGATTGGGAAAAACCTTTAGAAACATTAATTATTGAACTTACAGGCATGGGAAGTCTGCTTCCCGACCAAACAGAATTATTCTCTTTGCTTTGTAAGTTAGAGGCACTTAAAATGTTAACAGAAGAAGATGATTTTGCTTCTTATCGTAAAACAATTTTTGAGTGCTTAAGCTTAATGGACAGGATTAAAATAAATGTCGGGACTTAGTAATCTTCATTCTCGGCTTCACTATTTAGGAGAAACAGCTTTGGGTCGGATTCAAAATGATAAGCTTAAATCTCTTAATAAAGCAATTGCTAATTCTTATCAATCTGCAAAAATTATAGCGGAGGATGGGAGTGAATATTCTTGTCTCATTAATCCTGATAAAGTAAAACCTGATTATGATAATAAAATGATTTCTATTAGCTCAGATGCGGGGCTCCAGCCTGGGGATACTTTTCTCTGGTCTTCTAATTCTACAAGGTGGCTTATCTATCTGACTGAATTGACAGAAACCGCATATTTTAGAGCCTATATCCGCAGATGTCGATACAGTATCGATGTTAACGGAACAGATTATTATGTTTATATTCAAGGTCCAACAGAGACAGATATTAAATGGTACCAAAAATCAGGTATGGTCTGGAATCAACCAAATCTTTCTTTGCATATGTATGTTAAGAGAGACGCTGCTACTTTAGCATTTTTTGAAAGGTTCCAAACATTGGAGCTAGAAGATAGAATGTGGAGAGTTGAAGCGACAGACTCTATCAGTATGGAAGGTATTATTGAAGTAAATCTAGGAGAGTATTTCAATAATTCACTAGCAGAGTACGAAGAGGTGCCTAGCATAACACCTATTGATACTTCAATTCCTCATATCTTTGGGGATACTTTAATCAAACCTTATGATATAAAAACTTATATCGCGGTTGATGCCAGTGGAGGAACTTGGACAATTAGTGATACCAATATCGCTATGATAACAAGTTCAACAGATTCTTCTGTTACAATTGAAATTATAACAGGTAAAAGTGCAGATCTTACTATTTCATACTCAAAAGATGGTGAAGCAGATCTTACTCTTGATGTTACAATAGATTCATTATAAGGAGATAAAAGGAGGATGTTATGGTAAAATATTCGGCTATCCCCAATATTAGTTCTTCTTTTCTCTCTTGTGAAAAAGATTTGGAAAGAATTCTAAAAAAACTTTTTGTTGAAAGCCGTGTTTATAGCGATACTTTAAAAAGGTTATTGGTAATTAACAATAAAGATTGTTTAAATGTTAGTAATCCAGCTTATAATCAATTAATGACAGAGACCACTCTTGGAACTTTAATGGAACAGGGATATGTAAAGATTGCTCCAAGAATTGAATTTGGGCAGCATGAAGATGTGAAAGCATATATTATTATTGAGTTTAATAATTTTGTACCTAATAATACAAATCCAGAGTTTAGAGATGCTGTTATTGATTTTAATATAATTTGTCATACTGACCATTGGGACCTAGGGGACTATCGTCTTCGCCCAATTAAAATTATGGGTTATATTGATGGGATTCTGAATAATGAAAAATTATCTGGAATAGGAACCTTACAGTTTCTTGGCGCTAATGAAGTTGTTTTAGATGAAAACTTATCTGGATATTTATTGCGATATGCTGCAATACACGGGTCAGACGATTTGATTCCTGGTGAGTAGTATGATAGAAGAGATTTCTCTTTTATCTGGAAATGATATTCCTTTTTTTCCTGCTAAAATTAATATTCATCAGCCAACAATAAAAGAGATTGCCTATATTGGAGAAGAAAGCTTTTTTCTTGGATGCCAATTATTAAATTTTTCAAAAGAAAGCTTGGCAATTGAGGACAAAGAAGGTTTATCTGATCTTAATGATTTTGATATATTAATGTCAATACTATTAGATGAGTCTGCTAAATCTCAAAAAATATGTTTTGAAATGTTGTTGTCTTTGATGTTTCCAGAATATAGTATAAGTATCACTTTGGAAAAAATTTCTTTAAAAAAGGAAGAAGAAGAAGTTGAGCTAAACAGAGAGAATTTTGGAGAATTTCAAAATATTACAAAACGAATGTTTAGTATTGAAAGCTCAGCAGAAGAAAGTTATAAACCTGCCAATGCTGCAGCCGCAAAAATAGCAGAAAAGTTAAAAAAGGGGCGAGAAAAAGTAGCCCAATTAAAAGGAGAAGATTTAACAAAAATTGCTATTTTAAGTAGATATATATCTATATTATCTGTTGGCTTGCAAATGGATATTAGAATTTTCTTAGACTATACTGTATATCAATTATTTGATATTTTTAAGAGGTTCCAGATGCTTCAATCTTTTGATATAAATCTTAAGGCAAGAATGGCAGGAGCAAGTGACTTGGAAGAAGTAGACAATTGGATGGAAGACATTCATAAGTCTAATTAACATAAAATAAAGGAGGAATACCATATGAAATTTGGAGTAAGAGAAATTTGCGATGTAGTGTTCAAAGCAAAGTCAGCCGTTACTGTTGGAGGTCAAACTTTTGTAGCAGGGCAGCCAGTTCTTTACATTGACACAGCAAAGACTTCGACTCTTGAAGGTGCGGCGACAACTGTTTATGCAACTGGTGGACGAGGAAATTCTCGACTAATTGCATGGGAAGGTGAGAAGACTCTTACCTTCACCGTAGAGGACGCTTTGCTTTCGCCAATGAGTTTTGCAATGCTTTCTGGCGCGGGTCTTTTAACTGCGGGCGCAGGCGCAGACGCAATTAACGTACACGCTACTGTTGATGTTGTTGCGGTTGATGCAACTTCTGTGACAGTTACAGGCGAAGATCTAGGAATTGTTGCAGGAGAGTCTGTTGTATTCTATCAAGGCACAGACGCAGCTACTTATGGGACTGCTTTAACAGATAGTGGCGCTATCGCTGCTTATCTTGGAACTGGAACTATTAGTGCTTCTGGGCTTACTGACGCAACAGGATCAGTAAAGGTGTCGTTTAGTGGAACTAGCTTAACAGCAGGAGACGTTGTTAGAGTAGATCTTTATCTAACTAAGACAGCGAGTACAACTCAAGAGCTACAAATTGATGTTGAAAACTTTGCAGGATACTACTATGTTGAAGCTTCAACTCTCTTCCGTGATGAGGAAACAGGCGAAGACTTCCCTGCAGAAATCATCATTCCTAAGGCGAAGATTCAATCGAACTTTACCTTTACAATGGCGGCAACAGGAGACCCTTCGACATTCACATTCACAATGGATGCGTTCCCTGCACCAACATACTTCTCTGGAGCAAAGAAAGTATTGGCAACAATCCAAATTGTTGGAGACGGCCTAACTGAGGGTTAAGATATTAAACGGATGATTTAAGGAATAGGAGAGGAGTAATAATATGCTTATATATTGTTACTTCTCTCCTTTTTTTTTATGATTTTATAGAGGGAGTGGTAGTTTATGAATAATACTTTTTTCGCTTGGCCTTCAAATTATATCGCGTATTCTTACGCTAATTTTGATAAAAATTCACCAAATAATAATGCTTTAAGAAAGTTGTATAATAAGAAATCTGTCACTTTAGCTCAACAACAAGCAGTTGCCAATAGTAGAAATGAAAATTTAGTAAAAAGAACGGGGGCTGGCACTAAAGATCCATTATATGAGCTATTGCTTAATATTGTAAGTGATCAAAATTATATGAGCAAGTTTTTAAGCAGCGCAGAAGAGCTTCCAAATATTTCTTCTCAAAGAGAAGTTGCTTTTTTTGGGGCCACAACTGCGGGTCAACTTCCTAAGCAAATTATCGCACATGCCGATGAGATTTTAGCAGACTGGAGTGTCCATTCTAACCAATTGATTAATATTTTCTTAGGAATTTTTAATGATATTTTGTCTGAACTTGGATTGAAAGAGGGCTTCCAGCAAAATGCTTTATTAAAATGGGCCGTCGGGCAGACTCTTACTTTAGATGAGAAAAAAGTTATTGCGGATTTAAGAGGAGAAATGAAAGCGGTTCAAGTTGAGCCAAAAGCTCAAAACAAAATAGACATCGCTTTGACCCAAATGGGCAGATACATTAATCAACTTGCCACTTTATCTCAAGGCGCAGCGCCAGGAACAGTCCAAGGAAGAGATAATTTAGAGGGATTAGCTCAGGGATTTAGGAGAGCCGTTTTTGAGATAAATACTCCAGTTTCAGAAGCGACAAACTTATTGGGGTCAATAGATCGAATGGCAAAATATGAATTAGATTTAGATTCTAAGGTAAGACTACATTTACAAACAAAAGGGGTGGGAGGTCTTTTAAACACTAAATATTCTCCCAGTTCAGAAGCAACGGAGAGATTAAAAGAGTTTCGAGCTAGTTATGGAACAGTTCGTACTGTTCAAGGCAAAGCTGATAACTTATTTACTTTTTCTAGTGATAATGCCTCTGTGACAATTGGGGCTTCTGTTAAAAGATATTCTTACTTCTCTTTAACTCAATTCGGACTTAGTTTAGCTAAAAGTAACTTGTTTTTGTTAATGGACAAGGCAGGAATTTTTGATGATTCTGGATTGTTGAATGCTATAATGAATACTGCGGCAGGGAATCCAGAGGATGATGCTTTAGCGGCAATGAGATGGAGAGATATTATTGATATTGTCGCTATTAATGGACTTTTATTTGCGTTAACTGGAGCAAATATTAAAAATACATCTTCTTCAAATATACTGTTAATAGTTAACAATAAACCTTACTTAATGAGTACTATTATAGAAGCTGTTTCAAAAGCTTTAACTGGTCCTACTGCAAATATTTCTAATATGATAGGTGGATTTAGTGGGATAGGCAGACTTCGATATTCTGGATTAAATAATTTTATTGGAGAGATAGACAGTCCTAATATAGGAGCAGCTATTGAGAGATCTAATAAAACAGGTTCTGCTTTAATGCAGGCCTGGGTAAACCAAAAAATAGATATAAAACTAAGAGGAGATATTTTACGAGTCCTCGGAATTTTGTAAATTTGACAAGTATTAAAAATTATGATAGACTATAAGTAGTCTAATAAGGAGGAAAAATGGAATTCACAATGAAGGAGTTTGTCCCAACTGAAAGAAAAGTTGAACTAATAGGATTAACTCTCCAAGAAGCAGAGGTTGAGGGAATTATCAATCCAATGGTACGAGATATTCTTTTCAAAGTTAATACTTTTTTAGTATATACTACAAATGATTTAACTGCGGAAGACAAGTCAAATAAGTTCACGTTATTTGATAAACTTAATTCAAAGGGTGTTTTAGCAGATTTTGGAAAAAGAATGGATTCAAATGAATTAGTTTATCTTCAAAAGTATCTTGAAGCTTGGACAGAAGAGCAAAGAAAGTATATTAATTCTGTTAATGGAATCTTAGATAACTTTAAGATTTTTGCCGCAGATATCGCGGAAAAATTAGGGACTAATTTAAATAAGCTTGATGGAGTTAATCTAGAACAACTTGCTCAGGTTATTCCTCTTGCTAAGGGGTTAGGAATTGATTTAGAAAAGAAATAGATTTAAATAAATACGAATTATAGACAAGCCTTTTAATGAGGCTTGTTTTCTTTTAATCTTTCAAAAGGGAGGTAAGATGTCAAAATATATTAATACTATTGAGTATCACCTACAAACAAAGCTTGATGAGAGTGGGATTACTAAATTAATGTCTTCATTAAAAGCAGTGGAAACCCAAGCTACAAAAAGTTTGTCAGGCAATCCTGCCGCGATGAAACAAACATTAGATGCCGCAAAGAAAATTCAAGCGGCCTTGGTAAATGCTTTTGATACTGATTTAGGTATCTTAAATATTAAAAAATTCAATACAGCATTAGGAGGAATAAATTTAAGTCAAATCCGTTCAGAATTTCAAAGGTTAGGGAAAGATGGCTCTCAAGCTTTTAATCAATTGACTTATCAAATGCTCTCTTTGAACAAAGGTATTAAACCAACAAGCCTTGCTTTAGAGAAGCTTTCTAATACTATGTGGAATACTGTCCGTTGGGGAATTACTGCAAGTATTTTCCAAAACATTACCGGAGAAATGCAAGCTGCTTGGACTTACGCAAAAGATTTAGACACCTCATTAAATGCAATTAGAATTGTTACTAGTAAGTCAGCCGATGAAATGGAGAGATTCTCATTTTCTGCGAATAAAGCAGCGAAAGCTCTTGGCTCCTCCACTAAAGAATATTCAGATGCTGCCTTGATTTTTTATCAGCAAGGACTTGGAGATATTGATTCTCAAAAAATGGCAGAATTAACTATTAAAACAGCAAATGTGACTGGGCAGGCGGCAGACGTCGCTTCTGAACAGTTAACTGCGGTTAAAAATGGTTATCAATTAGCAACTGGAGAGATGGAAAGATACATAGACACAATGGCGGCAGTTGCAGCGGATACTGCAGCAGACCTAGAAGAACTTTCTACCGCAATGAGCAAGGTCGCTTCATCTGCAAATATGATGGGGGTTGATTTTGATCAGCTTAATGCTATGTTGGCGACAGTTGTCTCTGTAACTCGACAAGCCCCTGAAAATGTCGGAACTGCCTTCAAAACTATTTTTGCTCGACTTGGAGACTTAAAAGTTGATGGAGTTGATGAGTTTGGGGTTAAACTTGGACAAATCTCTACTCAATTAAGAGGCATGGGAATTAATATTCTTGATGAGAATGAGAATATGCGAGATATGGGCGACATTATGGTGGAAGTCGCTGGAAAATGGGACACTTGGACTCAAGCTCAAAAACTTGCTGCGGCTCAAGCAATGGCCGGAAAAAGACAATATAACAATTTAGTAGCTTTATTTGAAAACTGGGATATGTATTCAAAAGAAATGAATGTGGCCGCAGAGGCAGAAGGAACCTTAGCACAACAGAATATAATTTATCTTAATTCTATCGAAGCTCATTTGCAAAAAGTTAAAACTACAAAAGAGCAAGTCTATAATGCTCTCTTTGATACTGATAGTATCTTAGCAACGACAGATGCGGCGAGTGGACTTTTATCTATTGTCGCTAATTTAATAGAAAGTCTCGGAGGGGGGGTCCCTCTTGTCCATGGATTAGTGGCTGCATTCACTATGCTATTTAGCAATCAAATTGCTAGTGGATTAAACAAAATGTTGATTAATATTAAATCTGTGCTGTCTTTAGCGGATTCTACTAAGCAGGTCGTTCAAAATGTTAAAGATATGTATGCGGGAAAAGTTAATTTTACTACTAAGGAAAAGGGTGGCGGATATTTAAATACCGCTGCGGGAGAAATGGTTGGGTTTGCCCAGAAAGTAGCCCCACATGCCGGGACTATGTCTTCAGATCAAAGAGATTATTATCAAAGTCTTCTTGGACAAATAGCAGAAACCGGAGAGGCTTATGATGATCAAGTTAATAGTCTTCAAAAAGCAGAAAATGCTCAGAAAGAGTATGGAAAAACAGCTAAAGAAACAGGATTACAATTACAAACACTAGGCAAAAGAACTAAAGAGAATGGGTCAGAATATGATGCCCTTACAAGAAAATTATCATCTCTTGACAGAGCGCAAGCTTCAAATAGTAAAACTATAACAAAATTAACTGCGGCTCGGGATGCAGAAAAACTTAGATTAGGTCAGTTGACAGTAGCCACAGATAATTATGTTAAAACATTAGAAAATCAAGCGGGGATACAAAGGATTGTAGAGACAACTGCGGCAATCGGTCAATTGGGCTTCGCAATCCAATCAGTTTCTCAGTTAGGGTCTATTTGGAAAAATCAAGATTTAAGTGCTGGAGAAAAATTACTACAAACAATTACTTCTTTATCAATAGCGATTCCAATGGTAGTTTCAAGTTTTTCTCAACTTTCAAAAGTTGTAGCTGGACTAGCATTTGTTCAAAATTTATTAGCTGCGGCAGAAGAAAAAGCCGCTGTTGCTGCCACTATAAATCAAATAGTTCAAATGAAAGCAGAAGGAACAAGTGCAGCTCAAATTGCAGCTTCTTTATTAAAATCTAAAACAATAGATTTAGAAACACTCAGTCTTGGACGAAAAACTCTCGCAGAAGGAAAAGCTGCGGGAATGTCTATGAAAGATATTGCTGCAAAAATGACCAGGATTGGAATTAGTCCTGCTTTAATTGCGGCATTAACTGGAGAAACAGTCGCAGTAGATGCGGCTAACGCTTCTTGGATAACATTTATGGCTACTAATCCGGTTGGTTGGATTATGGGAATTGTTGCAGCTTTAGCCCTCGTAACAGCGGGCGTTTTTGCCTGGATAAAAATGAATGAAGAAAACAATAAATTTATAATAGAGCAAGGGAAAAAAGCTGGAGAAGAAGCTAAAAATATCCAAACATTAAGAAAAGAATATGATGCTCTTTATAATTCTTATAAAACAGGGAATGCAACAAAAGCACAAATGTTTGAGATGACAAAGAAAATCAATGATTCTTTAAAGGAAGAGTCTGTTCGAGTGGCAGGATTGACAGGAGATTGGGAAGCCTATTCAGCGGCTCTTCAGCAAGCAGAAAAAGATAAAACGGAAACGGCGTACTCAAAAGCTTCTTCCTCCGTTACTGCCGCGATGGAAAATGCAAAAGTAGCAGACTGGATGGACAAAGGCCAAATTGACTATGAGACAATTAGTCTGACTAGTATTCCTGAAGAATATAATAAATTAATAACAGCAGAATATGGACCCCAAGCCGGCTTCGAGCTTAATTTGGGGAAAACAGAAAAAGAACAATATCAAAGTTACTTAGAACTACAACAATTATTAGAAGATATTGCAACCGATCCCAGTATGAAAGAATGGGGAGAAGAGAATAAAGACGCTGTTGTTGCGCTACAAAAAGAAGCTGTAAAATTAGGCGAAAATTTCGCGGGAGTAGATGAAGCGCTTGCGATAGCTACAGATAATGCAAATATTTTATATATGTTAGATAAAGGTAACCAAGGTACAGTTTCTAGTATGGGCCAACTTAGGCAAGAGGTAGAAGAACTAGCATCTAAATATCAAGATGCTGGAATGAATGCTTCTCTCGCGGCAGAGAAAGCTAGAGATTTCATTTTGGCAAATAGAGATATTGACGGAAGCTTTGCCCAAGCAAATCAAATAAATCAACAATTAACAATGACTCAAGAGCAAGGTGGATTTGGAATTAGTGAAGAAGGGAAAACTCGCCTTTTAAACCAAATTCAAAGAGATTTTAAAACAGACGAAGAGGGAACCTTAGAGTTATTAGTAAAATTAGGAGTAAAACCTGAAGATGGAATTGAAGGGATTAACAGACTTTTAGAAAAATATGAAAATGATTCAGAATTTCAATTAAGACTAGACGCAGAATTTAAAGTTGAAAAACTTCAAGCTCAAGCCGCTGCAGGGGAAGATGCTTTAAAAAGTCTTGCAGACGGAGTTGAGTTAACAGAAGCTCAGTTAATAGCTTTGTCTGACATGCCTGGAATGGAAGGCTTTACACCAGGGACTTTAGAATATACTAAAGCAGTATATGAGCTTACAATTGCTTTAAAAGAACAAGCTTTTGCTCAAGCTCAAGCTAATGGTCAGACAGCCTTAGCAGAAAAACTAGAAAGAGAATTGGGAAGTCTAAAAAGAGACTATGATGTAGCTAAAGCAAGACAAGCAGAAAAAGCTTATGAAGATGTAGCAACTGCTACTCAAAATTTAATGCAAGCACAAACCGAATATGATAAAATTAAAAATGATAGCAATGCTACTGCATTTGAAAAAGCCGCCGCCTTAGCCGCATTAACAACGGCTCAAGATAATTTTGCCAATTCAACCAACGCCGCAGGTTTGGCTTTAAGAGATCTTAATTTTAGTATGCAAGGAATCTCTTCTGAAGCAATTATGAGTGCCTTTACTGGTCTTGGAGTAAGCGCAGAGTACGCGGCTCAGGCAACTGCCGCGGTATCGGCAACTGCAAGTCGAAGCGATGCGGCTGCGGCTTTAGACGATTTGGCGACCGCAAAAGGAGGGTATGAAGCATTAGCTCCAGCTGCTTGGAACTCTGCCTTAGCGATAGCTGCAAACGCAGCTCAGTCAATTGATGCAGATATTGAATTTCAAGAAGAGGAAATAACAAGTGCAGTTAATGCAGGAAAGATCTCAAGCGGACTAGGAAATTTTGAAAAAGCTGAAGTTAAAAGTACTAGAGTAAGATTATTAAAGAAATATAATCCTAATGCAATGGTTAAGAATCAATTATTAGATGGACTTGCAGCTCTGGCCGGAGTCCCAGCACCCAAAGCTAGTGGAGGCGGAGGCGGAGGCGGGGGTGGTAGAACTAAAACTTCAGATGCTACAAAAGAAGCCATCACCTATGAAAAAGACCGCTATCATGATATTGACAAGACTATCTCCTCACTCACTGCCTCTTTTGAAAGATTAGGAGCTGCGCAAGAAAAACTATCTGGTAAGAAATTAATAGATAATCTTAGGCAACAATCAGCTCTCCTTAAACAGCAAATTTCTGCTCAAGCCACAAAACTTAATCTACAAAGACAAGAAGCCGCAGAGCTGCGAGGAATATTAGCCTCAAAAGGAGTAAGTTTTGGAGCTGGTGGTAAAGTAACTAATTATAATGGGATTCTTCAAGAATACACCAACCAAGTAAATGAAGCTATTAATCGATATAACGCAACATCAAATCAGGATGCAAAAGAAGCAATTGAAAAAGAAATTGATGCGAGACAAGAAACATTAGATTTAGTCAAAGAGCAAATCGAAAGATACGAGGGCTTGATTTATGAAGACATTGTTGGCTCAGAAGACGAAATTCAAGCTCTGAAAGACCAAATTGTAGCTTTACAAATTGAAGAATTTACTATTAAAATTAGCACAGTCTTAGATTTAGCTGAAGTTCAAAAACAATGGAATGAATTTGAAACTAGTATCATTGAAAATCAAGATATGAATTCGGCCATTGGAGAGCTTGTTCTAGGGTTAAAAGATATCGCTACTTATGTGAATAAGACTGGAACTGGTACGCTAGATACTTTAACTCAAGCCTTATCTGATATTAATGCGGAAATCGCTATTATGCAAGCAGGTGGTGAAAGCTCTATTTTTGGTACTGATATGGCGGCCGCAATAGAGAAGCGAGACGAGTTAATGGGTCAGGTGATCGACACTTCTCTTGAGTACCGAGACGCTCTAAATCAAATTGAAGAGGCAACTATTAACTGGCTAGATGAAGCTGCTGAGAAATATGATAAAATTGGAGAGCAGTATGAATATCTCAACTCAACTCTTGAGCATCAGCTCAATCTTGTTAATCTAATTTATGGAGAAAAAGCTTATGACCAATTAGATTCTTATTATGAAGCTCAAAAGAAAATTAATAATGAGCAAATGGAATACCTACAAGGAAGAGTTGCTTTCTTTGCTGGCCAAATGGCGAATTCAGAAGAAGGGTCTCCTGCGTGGGAAGCCGCTCAAGTGCAAATGCAAGAAGCTCAGTCTCAGTTAAATGAGCTCGTTGAGAGCGCAGTAGATAATATTATTGCTCAATATTCAAATTCTATTAATTCAATTCTTCAAAATGCAATTAATGGATTAACAGGAGGTCTTTCTTTAGATAGCATAGAAAAAGACTGGCAATTAATTAATCGCCAAGCAAAAGTTTATTTAGATACCACTACTGAAAGCTATGAATTGAATAAGCTTCAATACTCTTTTACAAATGCGATTGCAGAAAATACAGGAGTCGTAGCTCAAGCAAGATTAAATAAACTAATGAAAGAGCAAATGGGATATTTAAGAGAAAAAGATAAACTCACAAAATATGATGTTGAACGTGCCCAAATGCTATTGGATATTGAATTAAAGAGAATTGCCTTAGAAGATGCTCAAAATCGCAAGAGCACCATGAAACTACAAAGAGATACTCAAGGTAATTATTCATACGTATACGCGGCTGACCAAGAGGCAGTAGCAAAAGCCAAACAAGATTTAGCAGACGCAAAACAAGCTTTGTATGAAAAAGATAAAGCTGCCTATGAAGAAAACTTAAATAATTACCTTCCCGCGATGAAAGATTGGGAGGAGGCTCAAAAAGAACTTGCGGATACCACTCTCACTGAAGAGGAGCGTGCGGCCGCAGAGAAAAGAGCTCAAGGTCTAGGTGATTTGATAGACACCTACGCCGCAGAAAATAAATATTTGGTAGGTAACTTGGGCGGAGATGTTGTTTCCGAGATCGGGTCTCCTATCCAAAGTGTTATTGATCTCATTGGCGAAGGTGGAATGTCAGGAATTAGCGAGGAGGCCCGCACTCAGATAGAAGCGGCTCTCGCTAAAGCGAGAATTGAAATTGACAAAGTAAGGGAAATTTCAGGGCAAGATTTTGAAGATCTTGCTGGCGCAATGACTGGAACCGCAGATAAACTAGGGGATATTGAGACTGCTCTAAACAAATTAAATGATACCTTAGCACTAGAACTTGATAAATTAACTCAATTATTTGCTGAATTGCGGAATGTTGAGCCATTAGCTCATGCTGCTCTTGTTCTTGCGGCGGAAGCCACTGGGACTTCTTTAGACCAAATGAAGGCCAGTGCCTCTCAAGCGGTGAGTGCGGCGACAGGTATGTACACAGGAGCATGGTCTGGAGGAGAAGGTAAATTAGCTATGTTGCATCAGAAAGAATTAGTCCTTAATCAATCTGATACTGCCAACTTGCTTGCTGTTATTTCTTCGGTTAGAGGAATTGTAGATATGTTGAAAAACAAAGCTCAGTCTGCAGCTTTCTCTGCAAGTCCTACCGGCCAAAACTTAACAGTTCTTCCTGGGACTTTTGGATCGTCTGAAGCGGGCCCAATGCAACAGACAGTCCATATTTCTGCTGACTTCCCTGCGGTAAAAACAGCTATCGAAATTGAAAAAGCCTTTAACAACTTATACAACACTGCAAGTCAATATGCAAACAGTAATAAAAAATAGAAGAAAGGGGAGGTATTTATCTCCCCTTTCTACTTCCTTAGAGATAAAAGGAGGGTAGACATTGGAAAAAATAGAAGAGCAAATTTTACAAGCAATTGACACTATTGTTCAAAAAAGAATTTCTGAGTTACAATTTGATAAAACTTTAAAAGCTAGAATTATAGAGTGCGTAGACTCTTCAGGAGGGCAGTATAGAGTAGGATACCAAGATAGTATTTTAACAGCCTATTCTAATAATGCATTGGTATCTTATGATGATAATACAATGGTAGAAATTCTTGTGCCTCTTGGGGATTTAAGTAATAAAAAAATGATTCTCCGTTCTATTGATGCAAATGATTACACTAAAGGTACTTTAACTCTTGAGCAATACCAAAATATTGCTTTAATGGCGGCGGCAAAAGCGCAAGAGACTGCGGATGGACAAATTACAGCATTTTATGAAGAAACTGCTCCAGATGTTTCGGCGGCTTCTTTTGGGGATATTTGGATTGATACATTGAATCCTCCTATTAAATATAACGATTATGATAGAATTCATAGATTACAAGATATTGTAGGTGGATCTCAAGGAGATCTTGATTGGAGAGATGCGTCCGGGAGTGCAATCGGGCAGATTTATTTACAAGCATATAATGCTCAGTCTACCGCGGACGGGAAAATAAAAACTTATTACGAAACAGATCCTACGGAGATTTCTGCCCCTTCTCTCGGAGATTTGTGGGTAGATGTAGATGATAAAAATAAATTGTATAGATATGATGGAACTGAATGGATTATTGTTCAAGATCAGTCAATTGAAGAAAGCTTTTCTTTAGCCGCCGTCCCCGATTATTACTATCCAATTTCTATAGACAATGTAACTTATTTAAGTAAGTTTATGTTAAAAAAACAAGTAGAAAATATTGTTTCAGAGAGAGACGAAATAAGAGCGCATCCATTTTATGATAACTTATCAATAGCAGAATTGATAAGTGATTATGAGAGTGCTGCCTTTTCAGTTCTTGGAGACGTTTCTGGAGACGCTTCTGGAGATGTCACTGGCCAAGTTGGAGGGGTAGACTATTTAATATCTTCTTATGAAAATAATCTTTTAGATGTAACCTCTTTTGTTGGTCAGGTTAACACTTCAATGAGTATTTATTATATCTCTAGAGATGCATTAAAACAAGAGTTTCAAAGCTTTTTTATCAATAAAACACAAACAGTAGAAATTGATTCTGAGGGATTATTTGCGGGAAGCCTGGTTGATAGCAGCGGGGTGCTTTTTACAGTTACAAATAATGAGCTTAGTTTAAAATATGGAGAAGACAGTCGAATTGAAATTAGTGACAGTAATGTCATTTTAAATAAAAGTTTGCTAAAAGAAACATCTCTCTTTGAGGGCAATGTTTATTTACAGAGTAATTTGTATTTAGACAATTTAAAGATAGAAAAAAGTGGAAATGGATTTAATATTAATTTTGAGATTTAAGGAGATAAAATGGCTGGAGACACTGGAATTTTATATTCGTCACCTTTTAAGACTTATTACTACGTAGGAATACAGGCGTATTGGGGAGATGTTCCTCTTGGGGCCACAAGTGTCAGTGTAGGATTTAAGATTTATTTTAAGTCTGTAAACGCAGCGGTGACAGACTCTACAAATGCGACATACGGAAACGCTCAGGGAAACACTTGGAGCGCCCCAAGTCAATCTATTAGTTTTGGAAGTTCGGGCGGAGTTAAAGAAATGTCTTCTAGAACTTGGACGATTCCTATTTCTCAAACTGCGAACACGACTGTTTATATGTCAGCAGCTTTCACGGGGATTGAGGCAATGGGAGGGGGAGAATGTAATACAGGAACAAAATCATTTGTAATTGGACCTTCTGGAGTTCCTTACAAGCATCCAACTGCAGCT